TCCAGGGCGATGACGGACTGCCGGGCCAGCTCGTTGCTGAACCGCGTGAGCACCTTCACCGACTTCATGGTCGACGGGAGCAGGGTCACCTCATCGAAGGTGACGTCCTGCTCGGTGATCTGCTCGTTCTCCCCGTGCCACGCCGGGGACGTCGGCCCGCCCAGCTTGGGGATACGGACCGGCCCAGCGGAATCGAACACGCGGGGACCGGAGGCGAGGAACTGCGAGACGGCCTCGAGCGGCTGCACGAGGATGCGCTGGACCTGCTCGGCGGTCAGCTCGGGGGTGGCGACCGTAGTGGCGGCGTTGACGGACATCGGTGCTCCTACGTGAGTACGGAAGGGGACTCACGGAGCGCCGGGCTCTCGTGCGGGTGGCCACCGGGACCGGTACTAGTGTAACAGTCGCTACGGACGCCTCGACTAGCGTCTGCGAGGCGTAGGCATGGCTCCTATGACGAACGCATAAGCCTCGGCTAGATGCTTGACGCCTTCCGCATTGCCTGGCGAGCTGCTGGCCCTCTTAATTGCCTCGAGCAACGCCTGCGCGGTGTCTGCCGCCAGGGCGACATTCTCGTCTTCGGCACTCATCTATCTTTCCCTCCCTGCTTAGGCATGGGCTCGAAGGATGCCCGCCAGGTCGACGCTATCCCCTGACGACGCCGCACCCTGCCCGACGTCGCCGGTCGGCCGGCGGGACGCGAGGTGCGGCTTGCGGGCGAGTAGCTCGTCGACGGCAGCGGCGAGCGCGTCCTCGTCGTCGAGGTGCGCCTCGTCGTACGGCAGGTCGGTGGGGTCCGCGAGCCGGCCGGTGGCGGCCACGAGAGCGCCGTGCAGCCGCTCGGCGAGGGTGTCGGCCCGCTGGGCACGCTCCCGGTAGCCGGCCTCGGACTTCCGCAGCTTCTCGACGTACTCCCGAGGGAATGACTCCTGCTCTGGGGCCTCTAGGGCGTCGGCAGGTGCTTCGTGGGTACTCCCCCCCTCGGAAGCGTTGCGCGGCTCCTGGGGGCCATTCTGCGTGTCTGAGGCGGTCTCGGTCGTCGACGTGGTCATGGTCAGAACCCTCCTGCGGTGAGTGCGGTGGCGGTCGCTCCGTCGAGGCGTCGGGCCTCGCGGACACGGGTGATGTCGTCGGCGGTGTACCCGAGCCGGCGCAGCGCCTCGGACGCGGGCAGCACGCCGGCTTGCACGAGCTTCACCGCGGCGTCGGCCTCCTGAGCAACCGAACGGGTGGTCGGGTCGGCCCACTGCACCGACACGTCCACCGACACCGGGTCGACGCCGGACTCGACCGCGACCGCGAGCCTGGCCACCGCTTCCCACGCCCGGCCGAACGACCGCTGCTTCGCCTCGGCCCGGGCGGTCAGCCCGGCCTCGGATGCGCGGATGGCGTCGGCGCTGGTCGGGTTGTCCGACCCGACACCGAGCACATGCTCCGGCAGGCTGGTGACGGCCACTATCTGCTGCATGATCACCTTCACCCCGGCCTCGTACGCGGCCAGGTCGGTGGCGGCGAACTGGCCGAACTTCGACTCCGGCGCCTCGGAGATCCAGGTGCGGTCCGCGTCGGAGGCGAACGGGTTGACCGGCAGCCCCGCCTCGTCCACCGGCACCTCGACCCCGGTGGCCCACCGACGGGGCCGGGCGTAGAACTCGCTGGTCACCAGCAGGTCGGACAACAGCTTCACCAGCGCGTCGGTCAGCGGGATGACGTCGGCGAACTCGCTGGTCCCGTCCACGTCGAGCAGCCGCTCCGCATTCGTCAGCGGGACGACCGGGACGACGCCGAGCGGGTTGCGGATGGTCTCCACGACCCGCCACGCACCGGAGGTCGCCGGGGTCCCGGCCGAATCGGTGGCGTACCTCGTGATGGTGTCCGGCTCGAACGTGACGGCGTGCTGTACCGGGGCGGCCGAGCCGGGCGCCGCGGGGGCCTCCCACCGCTTCAGCGCCGCGGTCACCTGCCGGGTCGCCGGGTCACGGGCCACTGTGACCTGCTTGGGGCTCTCGACGGACACCTGCGCCTGCCCGTCCCGGCCGGCCCACACGACCACGTACGAGCTGCCCAGCGTGAGTGCCTCGCGGTGCGCGACCGGGGCCAGCTGGTCCAGGTCGGAGCGGGTCCAGGTGCGCCACAGACCGGCATCGGGCCGCCCGTCGCGCAGGAACCCGGTGACCCGGAGCCGCTCCACCAGCGTCGACACGACCAGCCTGGGGATGCCGACGCTGACCTGCTGTATCCGGCCGGCCAGCGCCGTACGGGCCTCCGGCGACAAGAAGCTGAGCGGCTGGGTGCCGGCGGCGTAGGCGTCGAGCACCGCCAGCGGGCTCGCCCGTTCGTCGAGGCGCTGGCCGAGGGCGGCGAGGACTTGTCTGCTCATCGGAACGACACGACCTTTCGGTTCGTCTTGCGGGTCGCGCGCCAGGTGGCGCGGCTGTGTGCCATGACCAGGCACGCGGCCAGGTCGATACGACGGGCCGCGCGGCGCCGGGACGCCTTGTCCAGCCGGATACCGCGGGCGTCCTCACGGACCACCGCACCGGCGACGTGGCGGGCCAGCCGCGCATCGCCGGAGTGGGTCAGCTTCCCGTTCGTGACCGACGTGAACAGGTCCGTCGTCGCCGCGGTCAGCCGGGACGGGGAGTGCGGGAACTCCACCATCGGCAGCCCCTCGGCCTCCAACGCCTGCAAGGTGCGGGTCCACCGGAACGGGTCGGCGACCACCTCGACGACCTGCCAGCGGCGGCAGGCATCCCGTACGGCCTGCTCCACGTCGACCACCGGCACCCGGTAGTCCGGGTCGTCGGCCGGTGGCTCCCAACACGCCACCACGTCGACATGCGGCTCGGCGGCCACCGTCGCCACCAGCAGCCCGGTCGCGTCCTGCGAGTGGCTGCCGTCCAGCGCCAGCACGACCCGCGCCCCGTCCGGCACCGGCTCGGAGACCGCCAGCCCGTCCCACAGCCCCGGCGGCAGGAAGGCGCCTTCCTCGGCCGTCACGAACTGGCACAGCCGGGATCGGCGGTACGTGGCCTCACGGGTCTTCGGCGGCAGCAGCGCCACCATCGCGTCACGGTGCAGAAAGTCGCCGAGCGCCGGGTTCGCCAGCTCCCAGCAGTGGCCGCAGTCGACCGCGTGGTCCTCAAAACCGGCTGCCGTGAACTCCCGCCACACCGTCGAGCGGTCCTCGGGGTGCTCCGCGGCGTACGTGCGCATGTCGGCCAACACCGAGTCGTGCGGGTCCGGCCCGGGTGTCCCGATGCCGAGCAGCGTCGACTGCTCCCGCTTCCCGGCCGCCAGCGCGACCACCTCGTACGTCTCGCGGGCAATCACCCCAATCTCGTCCAGGATCGCCAGCGACGGGTCCAGCCCCTCCAGCCGGCGCGGCTCGGCCGGCAGACATGTGAACGTCGCACCCCGCTCCGGCACCGACAACCGGTCCTTGTAGACCTGCACCCGGGTCGCGAGCCGCTCGTCCAGCTCAACCATCCTCGCGGCGATGCCGAACACGATCCCGGCCTGCCGCTCGTCCAGCGCGACCACGACCACCGAGGCGCCCTCGTCGCCGAGCAGCAGGTCGTACAACCCGAGCGCGGCCACCAACGTGGACTTGCCCTGCCCGCGCGGCAGCATCCACCCGGCCAGCCGCGGCCGAGGCTCCGCGTCCCAGATGGAGGACACCAGGTCGCGCTGCCAGTCTCGCAGCCTCAGCGGCTTACGCGCTCCGCTGCCTTTCGGTGTCTTGCAGTACCGCTCGACGAACGCGACCAGGCGCCCCGACCCGTCACCCGGCGCTCCCCGCATCGGCAGCGGTGACGGATCGACGGCGGCCTTGGGACCGGCCTTCATGGCAGAGTCCCGACATGAGATTTTCCGTCGCAACGACCGCCGACCTCATCATCACCGAGTACGAAGGCCGCTTCCGGGTGACCGACTCCGGAGTCCTCTCGATCGAGCCTGACGACGGCAATCCGATCCTTCTGTCCCCCGCCTTCTGGCTCTCGGTTGAGATCACCGACGCCCCTCCCCGTGGCACCGGCGGAAGCAGAATCCACTACGCCTGACGGACCCGTGCCGGTGTGTAACGGAGGTTGCGCCTGACCAGGGGTCTCTGACCTGCGGTTATGGGGGTATACCCCCCAAGGGTACGTCATCGCGCGGCCCCCTTCGCCGCGTTGTGGGACCGGCACAGCACGTCCACGTCGACCAGGCGGATGACCTGGCCGGCGGCCCGTCGCTGCCATGCCTCCGGCTTGTGGTCGGCGGTTAGGTCGTCGGTGGTCCCGCACACCGAGCAGAACGGCTGGAGCTTGCGGGCTCGCTTTGACAGCCGCGTCCAGGTGGTGTCGTATCCGCGGCTGGCTGCCGAGCCGCGGTCGTCGACCGTGTGGTCGGGGCACCGGCTGGCCTCGGACAGTTTGGAGCAGACCAGGCAGGGCCGCATCATGTGGTCTCCTCGGCGGCCAGCCGCTCGACCGCCGCGGCGATGTAGGA